TCAGAATCATCCCCGCTCCGCACCAGGCGCAACGGACCTCCACGTTGTGGGCGGTCTGGTGATCCCTGGAGTGCTTGGCCAGGCCCAGGACCTCGAGGTTCGCAAGGCTGTTGTCATCCCGCACGCCGTTCTTGTGGTGGACGACTTCACGACGGCCCAGCCGACGCCCAAGGACGCGCTCCATCAGGAGCCGGTGCTCGGCGCGGTACTTGCCGTCGACGCGCAGGTAGACGTAGCCGTTCATCCGGATGCGCCCGCCTTCCCAGGCCGGATTGCGGCTCCCGGTCCGCTCGCTGGCGACGGTCTTGAGCTGGCAGCGCAGCGTGCAGAAGATCCGCTTGCCCGACGCCCGAAGGCGGGATGGGTAGACGCGGAAGGGCTTGTCGCATCTGGCGCAGCGCACGTCGATCATGGAGGTTAGACGCATCAGACCTGAAGGCGTTTCAACGCCACGGATTTACTGCAGACGTCTGCATTGGATCGATAGGGGGGATTTCAGAGATGGGAGAAAGAGAGATGATGGAGCAGCTGAAGGACATCGACCCGGCGAGGCTGGCGCCGAAGGACGTGGTCATTTCCTGGAAGTGCCTGGCCTACGAGGTCGGGGTCAGCGAGGACTCTCTGCAGCGCCGCTGCCTGGAGCTGGGGATCACCCTCCCCCGTTGGGGACCGCGGCCGACGTCGCCGGTCTTCCTTCCTCGAGGGAAGATCGTTATTCTGAAGACCTTGTACTTTGCGTGAGGGAGGCAACGGTGGCGACGGGACAGGCGAAACATGAGCTCGATGAGCAGGACATCGACGAGGCCGACGAGCTCGGCGAGATCGATGGAGACCAGCAGGAGCAGTACTGCTTCGTCTGGTGCCTGAAGCATAAGAAATACGAGTGGCATTGGATCTGGAGGCCGGTCAGCGCCGAGACCAAGAGGAAGCGGAAGGCCAAGAAAGCCCAGCAAGACGAGAAGGGAACCGCCAGATGATCGACATCGACAAGCTCGAACCCGGCGCGGAGCTCGACCTTCTCGTTGGGACCAAGGTCATGGGGTGCACCGTTAAGCCTGGCAGGCATAAGCCTCATTGCTTCGACCTCGTTATTCCGGGAGGAGTGAATTCAGTCGACTGGGTCGAGGAGGCTGGAGCATGGTCCGGGATGCCGAAGTACTCGACCGAGATCGTCGCGGCCTGGGCGGTCTTCAGAGAGCTTTCCTCGCTCCGGACGAAGAAGCATTACAAGCCCGCGCCGAGGCTTCAATTCTACGAGCATGATGGGATCGCGATCGTCGAGGTCCCCTTCGTCAAGTTCTCATACAACTCGGGAGAGGATGGAGTCGGATCGCAGGTCAACGCGGACGCGCTTCCGGATCCTTACCGGCACAACATGGACGTCGCGACGTGCCTCGCGATCTGCCGCGCGGCGATCAAGGCGGTGTCACAGTGACCGTGACACGCCGGAAGTTCTTCAGCTTCTTCGGGACAGGTATCGCCATGCTGGCGAAGCCGGACCTGTTCGTGCCGAAGCGGGAGATCTATAGGCCCCGGGACGGGGAGGCTCTATTCCTAAGCGAGGACGGGAATCTTGTCAACGCGGCGGGAGACTCCTACGGCATTCCGGTAATCCCTCAAGAGGTATATCTAATGTTCCTGGCGAAGCAGCACGCGACAAAGATACACAACAGAATGATTGACCGGTGGGGAAGGTGATCACCGAACGCAAGCGGCGCTTCGTCACGGCCTACATGAAGCTCGCCAACGCGAACAAGGCCGCGATCGAGGCCGGGTACAGCGAGAGGACGGCCAGGACCCAGGGTCCGCGCCTGTTGCGGGATGTCGACGTCCAGGAGCTGATCCAGGCGCAGCGGATCCGGAAGGACGTCCACGCGGACCTGACCTACCAGAAGCTGATCCAGATCTCGGACCTGGCGGTGGCGAACGCCTCCCAGGTGTGGCAGGACCCCAACGCGACCCGGTCCCAGAGGCAGAGCGCGATCGAGTGCGCGGGGAAGCAGCTGGAGCGCCTGGCGCGCGTCGAGGGGATCCTGGTCCCGGCGCCCATCATGAACGTGGGCGAGCTCAACGTGCAGAACAACAGGGCTACGGTGGAAATGCTGGGTGACGGCTATGAACGCATCCTTAAAGACGACGAATTCAAAGGGCTCATCACGAGGTTCCTTGACGCCGGAAGGGATCTCGAGCCTCCTAAGGCACCCGTTGGCCTCCCCGGCGCACCTGGCGAAGTATTGCAGCGAGGGGATGTGGGTCCCGTACAAGCACCTGCTCCTGATCAACGAGAAGCTCCTGGACGTGATGGCGGGCAAGATCAAGCGCCTCATGATCCAGATGCCGCCCCGGCACGGGAAGAGCGAATTGACGAGCCGGTACTTCCCGGCCTGGGCCCTGCTGAAGAATCCGAACCTGAAGATCATCCTGGCTAGTTACGAAGGAGACTTCGCGGCCGGCTGGGGGCGCAAGGTCCGGGACGTGATCGACGAGCACGGCAAGGAGCTGGCCGGGATCTCGGTGCGGAAAGACAGCAGCGCCGCCTCCCGGTGGCACATCGCGGGCCGCTGGGGCGAAATGAACACCGCGGGCGTCGGCGGCCCCATCACGGGCAAGGGCGCCGACATCCTGCTGATCGACGACCCGGTGAAAGACTGGGCGGACGCCCTATCGGAAGTCGAGCGCAAAAAGAAATGGAACTGGTACCTCTCCACGGCCAAGACGCGCCTGCAGAAGAACGCCGCCCAGATCCTGATCATGACACGGTGGCACGAGGAGGACCTGGCGGGCAGCATCGAAGCGGCGGTGAAGCGCGGCGACGAGCCGCCCTGGGAAGTGCTGCGGCTGCCGGCGATCGCCGAGGTAGACGAGGACTACGGGTTCTGGAAGCGCCAGAAGGGGGAGGCCCTCTGCCCGGACCTGATCCCGCTAGAGATGCTGCTGTCGATGAAGAAAGCGGCGCTCGTCTGGGCGGGCCTGTACCAGCAGCGGCCCGCGCCCATGGAGGGCGGGACCATCAAGCGGAAATGGTTCCGGCACTACGAGATCGAGCGCGACGCGACGTTCAAGCCGACGGGGTGGATTAAGCTCGACGGGATCCGGCTGCGGCCTATGGACCATACGCGGTTCGTCACGACGGACCTGGCGACCTCGATCCGGACCATGGCCGACTACACGGTCCACGCGGTCTGGTGCCTCTACCAGAGCTTCTCCGGGCCCTGGCTGATCCTGCTGGACATCTTCCGGGAGCAGGTGGAGGGTCCGGACATTCTGCCGCCCGCCCGGACGCTTTGCAGGCGCTGGAAATGCCCGATCTGGATGGAGAAGGCCGGATTCCAGCTCTCCATGATCCAGACGGCCAGGCGGAAGGGCTTCCCGGTCCGGGAGCTGATCGCGGACAAGGACAAGCTGGCGCGGGCCATCATGGCGACGCCGCTCATGGAAGCGGGCGGGTTCTGGCTTCCGGAGTCGGCGTCGTGGCTGGCCGATTACGAGAGCGAGCTCCTGACGTTCCCCAACGGGAAGCACGACGACCAGGTGGACGTGACCGCCTACGCGGCGCAGCTCGCTTTCGGATTTGGCGGAGGGGGCTTGACGATCGGGTCCGCGGGAGGGGATAATCGCCATCGGACGACTACGTTCGAGGGCATGATCCCGAATGCAGGACCCGAGCAGTCCGAGACCGACCGAGGGTTCTTCAGCCGCTGAGCTGCCGCCCCTGACGCGGTGCCCCAGCTGCGGGCAAGGCTTCACCACCTCCAGCATTTCCATTATGGGCCGGACTTACCGGGCCCCCGTCCCCGCGCATACATGCATGGACTCGAAAGAATTTGACACACTACCCCTGGTAGAGTAGAGTCCCGGTAGCGCGTAGTTCACATCACGGGTGGACGGAAGAGACTCGAGAAGGGCAATCTTGCTCTCTTGAGTTAGGGGACCACGATGACGACCCCGCTCTTCCTAAGAGCCCAGGCCGCGGCCGAGCAGTACGTCCGGGCCCTCTCCAGCGCCTACCGGACCGGCTTCCGGATCTACGATCCGAGCCCGGCGCTCTCGAAAGACCCGGGCATCTACGACAAGCTGATGCTGGACGCGGTGGTGTTCCACGCGGTCCAGCAGCGGCGCCACATGGTCGCGGGCCACAAGTTCCAGTGTCACCCGGCCAGTGAATCTCCCGCGGACAAAATCTGGGCGCAGATCTGCGAGCAGCTGATCGGGAAGATCCGGAACTTCAAGGGCGCGCTCTTCAACCTGGCCAACGCGGTCTTCGTAGGCTCGACCTATGGAATGATCCAGGGCGAGCGGCGGTGGATGCCGCTCTTCGACGGCGTGCCCCGCAACTGGTTCATGCCGATGTCGATCCGGGACGTGTCGAAGTTCCGGTTCCGGCCGGTGCCCAAGCGGACGGGCTCGGGCGCCGACGAGGAAGTGACCCTCGAATGGCAGATGCACAACGTGGCGCTGGACCAGTTCCTGCCCCTCGAGCATCCGGAGTGCTTCATCAAGCACGTGTACGACGACAACGAATCGTCGCTCGGCTTCGGGCGCGGCCTGGTGGACGCCATGTATTACTACTGGCGCGCCAAAGAGCTGGTCATGACGGAGAACTGCTCGGCGATCGAGCGGTGGGCGCAGGGGCTCCTGATCGCGAAGATCGACGGGACGCGCGAGGGCTCGAAGACGAACTCGGACCTGCTGAACAACGTGCTCGCGGAGCTGGAAAAGCACCGGGGCCGCCACATCATGGGGATCGACAAGCTCGACGAGATCGACATGATTCCCGGGCCGGCCGAGGGCTGGCAGATGGCCTCGGGCATGAGGGACTACCTCGACCAGTCGCTCCGGACCCTGATCCTGGGCTCGAACCTGCCAACGGGCGGTGGCACGGAAGGCGGCTCCTACGCGCTGGGTGCGGTGCAGGAGAACTCGACGGAAGCCCTGATCCAGTACGACCGGGAGATCCTATCCGAGACGATCTCGAACGATCTGGTCGGCCTGCTGCGTCGGCTGAACCAGCCGCAGCTGATGGAGATGGGCCTGGGCCACGCGGAGAACCCTAAGTTCCAGATCATCCAGGAGAAGGTGATCGACCCGAAGGTGAGGGCGGACATCATCCTGGGCTACGTCGGGGCGGAGATCCCGCTCAAGGAAGACGAGGTCTACGAGCCCGCCGGGTTCACGGCTCCCCAGCCGGGGGACAAGGTGTTCCTGAAGGTCAAGCCGATCATCGACCCCATGACGGGGATGCCGATGGCTCCGCCCAAGGGGCCGCCGCCGGGAGCGCCTCCCGGAAAACAGCAGCAGGAGTCGAGCGATGACGAAGGAAACGGGGCTCTGGTCGGAGGCAAAGCGGACCGGCCGGATGGCGGCGCTGATCGAGAACGGAAAGGTGCACCTGCGAATCGCTGACGGCGCGCGGGTCATCGCGCTCCGGAACCACAGCGAGGAATACGGGCTCCGACTGGACGACTACCGCGACGCGGCTGGGGTCCTGATCGGAGAGGGTGGGCATATCCAGGTCAAGCAGGGGCACTACCTCTGCTGGACGGAGGCGCAGGGCCACCACGTGGTCGACGAGCCGACGTTCGCAAAGACGCACCAGCTCTACGTGGAGTCGGTGCAGGGCTAACTTTTCATCAAGAGGCGCGACAGGAGGGCACTCATGGGCGACGAAGGGCAGGAGTGGCGGTGGTACGTGGCCTCGATCAACGGCTTCGGGGACGCGATCTTCGAGGCGAGCGCGGATCTGGCGCTCGGAGAGATCCCGCACGTGATCCGGTTCCGGAAGTTCTCATCGCTCCAGGCGGCGCAGGCGGGCGGCACGGGTCGCATGATCCCCAAGCCGGTCCCCTGGCTCCCGATCGGCGTTGGAGCGGTGGAGGCGGACGAGGAGGGGCTGCTGTCTTCCACATGCGTCCAGATGATCGTTTCGGCATCGAAGCAGGTGGCGCGGGCGATGAACGAGATCTATCAGGACGCGGGAAAGCGCAAGAGCGACCTCACGATCGTCGAAGGTGGGACCGCCAGGAACTTCAAGGGGTAGCGGTGAGACACGTCAAGACGCCCGAGCAGGAGACGAAGGAGTTCTACGACCGCTCGACGGCCCAGTTCACCGAGGCGGTGCTGGAGCTGGCGCGCTGCAGGATCTCCCGCCTGCCGGGCCCGGTGGCACACGAGCAGGCTCTCCAGCACATGAGCGAGGTGATCGTGGCCTCGAAGCAGCTGGCGGACATGATGGGTCGGCGGCGGGTGCTGCTCGAGACGGATGCGCGAAAGTCCCGCTATGGAATGTCGAGGCCCGCGACCTATGACACGCTGGTATCCCCCATCGTTCCCAAGATCGACTACGTCCAGGCGATCGAGGATCTGGTCACGAGAGATCCGCGTCTTGCCGGTTCGGCCGCCGAAGTGGCGGAGATTTACAACACGAGCCACGGCTTCGCGCTGGCGAAGTCGGCGGACGAAGTGGTGACGCAGAGAGTCCAGGAGTTGATCGAGGAGTTCCTGAAAAAGGGCCTGCCCACGCCGTCGGTCCAGGTGGGGATCGCGCAGATCGGGGATTGGGCGCACAGCTACGGCGAGACGGTGTTCCGGACGAACGTCGGCACGGCCTACGCGGAAGGCCGGGTGCAGATGGCGAAGGATCCGGAGGTCGCGGATTTCGTGGTGGGTCTGCGCCGCTACTCGGCGCGGGACGTGGACGTGCGGCCGAACCACCGGGCGAGCGATGGCATCACGGCCCCGGCGAATCACGTCGTCTGGAAAGACCACGGGGTCCCGGGGGGCTATAACTGCCGCTGCGGCTACGACATCGTGGACCGGCTCCAGGCGAACCGGGAAGGCATCCTGGGCCCGAACGGGCAGCTGGTGCCGCCGCGCGTCCCGGAGGGGGCCTACAACGACAAGGGCTTCACGGGAAAGCTCATGACGGAGTCCGTGTAATGCCGGCGAAAGGGAGAGGAGCGAAGATGGCGAAGGTGGTGAACTCCAGCGTCCGGCTGCCCGATGTCACATATCAGGCGGCGATCGCGGTGGCGCACGGACACGGGATGGACTATTCCAACTTCATGAAGGCGAAGCTCGCATCGGACCCGGAGGTCCAGGCGAAGCGCCGCGAGCTGGAGAGCAAAAACAAGAAGTTTACTGCCTGAATGCTGCCCGGAGCAGCAGCTCCGCCGCAGACGGTCGCCCACCCCTTCCACGGCACGTCCGGTCGTGACATAACGCAGGTGTGACGAACGCGACGCGCAAGGGTTACCGGGCCTCGCAGAACGGCGACGGCACGTGGGACATCTACGACGTTCCCATCTACGCGGAGAACGTGCGCTCGTTCGGCCTGATCCCGGTCCTGAACAAGAAGACCGGGGAAGTCGCGGCCGAGGAGCTGGTGATCCGGCATGACGCGAAGTGGCTGCAGAAGTCGATCGAGACGGCGCAGCTGGACTACGAAGAGCGCGGCTACCGGGCTCCGCTCCACATCAACCACCACGGCAAGGGCGAGAAAGTCGAAGAGGCCGGGGAGATCATGCCCCGGTACGTCACCAACACCCTCTACGAGGGGAAGCTGCTGGCGACGCTCTTCGCGGACCTGCACAACGTGCCCCAGGCGGCCTACGAGCTGATCAAGGCGAAGCGGCTGCGGTATCGCTCGGTGGAGGTCTCCAGCGGAGACGATGAGAAGCCCGAGATTAAGGGCCTCGCGCTCCTGCCGCACCAGCCGCCTCATTTCAAATTGCCGCCCTTGGTGGTCGAAGACGCGCCGGTCACGGCGGCCTACGGCTCGAAGGCGGGCCTGCAGATGCTCTGCCACTTCGACTCGGACACGGACATGACCAAGGACAAGGTCAAGAGCAAGCAGGCTTCGGGCGGGCAGGTGATCGACGACAACAGGGACGTGGTGGCCTCCGACGACACGAACGCGGACTTGGAAAACAAGGGCGCGGGCGGTTCCGAGGACGGCCAGGAAGATTCGAAGGACCTCAAATCGAAAGGCGGGTTCATGGACAAGCTGCTGCTGCTGATCACCGCGATGGCCGCGAAGATGGGAATCGGCGTCGACGAGAAGGCGGCGATGCCCAAGGGCCCCGCCGAACAGCCGAAGGGCGACGAGACCCGGGACCCGCTGGCGCTGAATCCCGCCTACGCGGCGAAGGCGCTGCCGATGGCCTCCTTCGATCCCTCGGAGTGGATGCAGATGAAGGCCAAGATGGCGGCCTATGACGCGCGGTTCGCGGCGGTCGACGCCGACACGAACGCGAAGGGCGCGGTCGAGAAGGCCCTGGCCGACCTCAAGGGCTTCAACGTCACCGACAAGATGCGGACCGAGATGATCGAGGCGGCGAAGCTCGGCGAGAAGCCGCTGGCGATGTACGTCTCGACGATCAAGACCTACGGCATCAAGGACCCTCCGAAGGATCCGCTGGCCGGCGGACTGGCGTTCTCCAAGGACCCCTATCCCGCCGAGGTGCTGGCGTACCAGTCGAAGGGCGAGGCGGTCCTGGCGAAAGCCGTCGAAGGCTGGCAGGGCTACAAGGCGATGGGCGACCGCGTGGCGCACATCAAGCTGGAGGACTGGCTGAAGATCAACGTCGCGGCGAATGACGGGGGCAACTTCTTCGGGAACTAGCCCCTGCAATCCAGCGCGACTCTGTCGTGGCAAGGCATGGCAAGTGGTGTGACGACCGGACCCGGTGACACGAAAGCGAGGATGACATGGCCGACCTGACCGTCAACAAGATCTACGGGACCAAGAGCCGTGGCGGTTACGCCGCCTACGAGGCGTATCAGGTGACCGACGCCTACGCCATCAAGGCGGGGGCCCTGGTGACCGTGCTCGCCTCGGGCCGCGCGGGAACCTTCGCGGACCTCGCGACGACCAAGTTCAAGGGCGTCGCGATCCGCGCGGTGACCGGCGCGACGGGCGCGACGCCCATTCCCGAGGTCGAGGTCGACTGCTCGGGCCTGACGCTCGAGAAGGTGACGGTCGCGACGGTGGCGTCCATCGCGGACGTCCACAAGCTCGTGTTCATGACGGACAACCAGACGATGACCCTGACCCCGGCGACCAACATGAAGGCCATCGGGACGATCACCCGCTGGTATTCGAGCACGACCTGCGACGTGAAGCTCTTCACCCCCCAGGAGCACGACGCCCTCTACTAGAGCGGGGCGGCGACACCGGGGACAGTTTTGGACCGAGTTCGGACCCGAGGGTCCTAGAGAAAAGGAGCGACTATGGGCCAGCCCGCGATTACCGGAGCACAGTTCGTTCAGTGGCTCCGGACGGAAATGGCGGACCAGTACAAGCGGCAGGTGACCCAGATCTCGCCGCTCCTCAGCTCGGTCATGCAGCTCGACATCCCGTCGGACAAGCTGATCGAGTTCTACGGCTACTACCTCGCGGCTCCGCACCTGCGCCGCTGGAAGCGCGGGGAGAACATCAGCGAAGACGCGATGGACAGCGTTTCGTTCTCGGTGCAGAACTTCGACTGGGGTCAGTCGATGAACTGGCATGAGAACGACCGGCTGTTCGAGCAGACGAAGACGCTGGTGGACCGCGCGCAGGACATCGGCCGTTCGGCCGTGCGCCTGCACGAGCGCGTGTTCATGCAGTACATCCAGGCCAGCACCGACAACGACCTGATGGAGTTCGTCCCGAACGCTCCGGACGGCGCGGCGATGTACTCCGCGACCGACGGCTCGGGCGCGGCCCGCTTCGGTGTCACGGGCGGGAACTTGGTGGGCACGTCCGGCGTGGCGTCCGCCTCGGCGGTCCGCACGGACTTCTGGACGGCCATCGGCCGGCTGCGGCGCTTCCAGGACGGCAAGGGTCAGGTCTTCTGGGACCCGGGCCTCATCGACCAGGGGCTGGTCGTGGTCTACGGCGCGGCCAACTCCCAGGTGTTCGCGGAGTGCTTCCAGCAGCGCACGACCCAGGGCAGCTCGGGCAACTCGAACGCCGTCTCGAACATCATCTTCGACGCCGACGTCAAGGTGAGCCTGTGGCCCACGATGTACATCGCGGACAACAGCTGGTACGTGTTCGCGAAGGGCGCGCCGAAGAAGCCCGTGTTCCATCAGGCTCCCCGGCAGGTCCGGGAGAGCTGGGCGACGATGGACATGAACAACAGCGACGCGGTCCGGAAGACCCGGATGGAATACTATCAGGTCGACGTGACCTGGGGCTACGGCATCGCGCTGCCGATCGGGACGCTCAAGGTCGCGTAAAGAGCGACGTCGAGATAACCCCCTTCCGCAACTGTGCGGTCGGGGTCCGTGAGTCGGAAGGAGGGCTGCATGGCTGACAAGAAGGACATCCCCGGGCAGAAGGCCCTGGTCACGCTGTCGGAGGCGATGGGAAATCCGCCGACTCCGGTGAACGTGCCGCCGCCTGCCAAGGCCCCGGCGCACCCGGACGCCATGGTCAAGGAAGAGCTGTCCGCTCCCAAGGGAGGCTATCCCGAGGAAAAGAAGCGGTGGTTCAACCTGGGCGTCCTGAAAGGCTGCCCGCACCAGACGGTGCATGTGGGCATCTCGAGGCACTTGGTGGCGACGTTCACGCTGGCGGCCGAGACGGTGATGCTGAACCGGGAGAGCCGTCAGACGGAGCGGTCGAAGCGCCGGGGCGACTTCATGCGGCTGTCGGACGAGGAGCACAAGATCCTGGTCGAGCGCGTGAAGGACCGGGTGATCCGGTGGACGAACCGGG